TGTTTTCTTAACAGCTTGACTAACGTAGGATTTTTCCTAATTAATGTTCCATTTGCTCCTTGTTCTGTGAAAACATTCGCAGCCCAAGGTTCTATTCCTGGCGAAACATTCCCACTAAGCTTACTATTAGATACAGTGGGAGCAACAGCACGAAGATGAGTATTACGCATACCAGTACCAACACACCACAAAGGCTCGCCATAAACTTCCGCAAGATTTCTGGAAGCTCTCTCGCTCTCGATTTTGATTTGCGAAAATATCTTCCTAGTTTCAAACTGAGAAAGTAAACCTTCGAAAGGAATACCCTTGTCTTGTAAGTACGTGTGCCATCCAAGTACTCCCAAGCCCAATGCACGCCCCTTTTGCGCAGAGCGAACAGAGTTCTCGAATCCTCTAAGCCCCTTTGATTTCTGAATAAATTCTTCCATAACTCCGTCAAGAAACCAGATGGAGTCATATATAAGGTTAGTGTCTTTCCATTCTTCATATTTAGCTAAATTTAATGATGACAAACAACATACAAAACTGTGGTTTTCATCTGTGTGTAATGTAATCTCGGAACATATATTAGTCATATGGACTTTTAGTCCGTTGTGCTTATATGCTTCCGGATTTGCTTTATTAACATTTCCTTTAAACATAATATACGGTTCTCCAGTTGCTTTTCGCTTTCTAAGTAGTTTACTCCATCTATTCCTAGCATCAGCATCTCCTTGTTCAAGCTTTCGCATAAATTTATCACCAACAACTGCGCACTGATGTAAGTTAAGCGATTGTCTGTTAACATCTCCCTTTGGCTCTCTAATTTCCAACCACTGTTCGAAATCTCCATGTTCAATGTTGATATTAACTGAAGCAGCACCTCGTCGTACAGATCCTTGGTTTGTTGCGAGAATAGTTGAATCATATATTTTGCAAAAAGGGACGACTCCATCTGATGTTCCATTACCTGTTATTCTTGCCCCTGCGGGTCTTATTTGATTAATACCAATACCAACTCCACCTCCGTGTTTAGCTAGCATCATCATTTCTAAATTTTTCATGCCAATATCTTGGATACTGTCTGCTACATCCATACCAAAGCAACTAATAGGTAAACCACGGTCAGTCCCAGTATTGCTAAGTACAGGAGATGCCAAACATAACCAACCATTCCATATATAGTCAAAAAAGGTTTCAGCCATTTCTGGCTTATATAATCTACGAGCAACCGTTTTAGCGACCCTCTGGTATGCTTCACGAGGCGTTTCTCCGTCAAATAGATATCCCCCGGATATTGTTTTTTTGTATACGTTTGTATCACCCCACGTAGGGTAATCTTCTCCTTTAATCCAGTCTTCATTCCAACCTTTTATTTTATCACTCATTTATAACTCTAGTTTTTTCTCTTGGTTACTTTCAGATTCTTCTGTAAGTTTTGATTTTAGTTTATCTATAGCGTCATCATATCCACTCATTAATTTAACAGTCTCTAATGTTCCAACTGCTAAATCTTTTAAATAAGCATTTTCATCTAACAAACGTTGTACAACTTGAATTAACGCTGTAATCTTTTTTTCTTGTAAATCTGCTCTACTGCTTTTTTGTGCACTCATATTTTTTTGTTTTATAAATTATGTAAATCTTTATATATATCTTCGTCTGTTATATCAAACTTACCAAATGTTATCGTAGTCTTCTTTTTCACCAGCTTTCGAGTAATCTGTCGGCCTAATTGCGAAAAAATCAGTATGAGTGACCCCGCCGGTAAGATGATAGAACCAATCAAGATTAGCTGCTGCTTTAACGTCATACGCAAAATACGTTCCCAGGTCGACATAACCAAGTTCCACAAGTTTTTCATTTGTTCTCTTTTTTATGAAGTGTTTTAAATCATTTGATGATATACCATCTACATCACCTAATTCAAACATTTTGTTAATATAATTAATCTCCAATTGTATCATTGTTTCAGCAGATTTTATAACATCTTCTCTGCATAATTCTAGCAATTGACCATCTTCATTACACATTTCTCTAAATAATTGACAACCCATTTTACTATGTAATGATTCGTCTCTAACCGACCATTTCATTTGTTGCCCTATGCCTTTTAACATATTTCTCATTTGGAAACTATACAACACTGCAAAAGCAGAATAAAGACTAACTCCTTCAGCGAAAGCACTAAACAAAGCAAGAGATTTTCCAATACCAGTTTTTGAAGTTCCTTTATATGACATAAGATTATTAAATCTTTCTGCTGTTGCTGGTTCATGTAAAAATGCTTCATAATCCTCTAGCCCTAGTGTTTCGTTTAGATAACTGTAAGCTACAGCGTGTATTGTTTCTTGCGAACCAAACATCATAGCCATTTGTTGTATTTCGTGCTTTGGAAACCAACTAACAACCTTTTGTGTCCAATAATCTGATACTGCGCATTCTGTTTGAGCAAAACCTAGTAGGATATTCCCCACTAGATTCTTCTCTTTGTCATTCATATTTTCATTCCAGTCTTTAATGTCGCCTTGCATTGATATCTCTGTATGTAACCAAAAAGCCTGAGCTTGTTTTAACCAGCCCTCTGTATAGTACTCTGGGTACTCAAAGGGTTTGTAGGCAATTCTCTCGTCAAATAATCCCATTATATATCTATTATAAATTTAATTGTTTCTAATGTGTTCCGCCATGCGTCAATATGAGCTAGCATATCCAGTTTCGTTGTTGATTTTGATACGTTTCTCATATCATCTAGTATGTCTCTGACAAACAAGTCTATAGTGTGAAATTGTGTTTCTACATCTTCTTTCATTATATTTCTATATCTAAAGCTATATCTATAAATGGTATATAAAATACATGTGTTCTTATAGGTCCTTGATTGTAAGTTCTAAAACCAAAAAGTATTCCAGGATAAAACCCTATAGAGATTTCCCAGCCTTTATTATATTCTTCTTCTTCCATTATTGTCTATTATATGTATAGCATATTATGCCATAACGTTCGTGTAAATGTTCTATTTCTGATGTTTTTACTTTCCCTTTAGCTTCCCAGCTCCATTTGATAAACTTATCAATCTGTCTATGAGCATACTCCTGTCTTGCTAGTTTTTTAGTTTCGAAAGGATTAATCGCACTGTCTCTTCGCATTCTGCTTTGTTTTGAGGTTTATAAATAGTATAACCAGGGAACTGATTTGCAACTAACTGCTTAAATAATTTCCAACGCATTGGAAATGATTCATTAGCTCTACCTTTTGTTTCAATTATGAAATCAACACCAATGAAGTCAGGGGTATATTTAATCGGTAGTATTCTTTTACCGCCTCTATTAATGTATTCTCCCTTACCATTAGCTTGTCTCTCATATACTTCGTTTTCAAAATGAAAACCATTAAGTAAAACAAAAGTCTCTCCCTCGTATTTAGTTTTTATACCTTGTTGTTTTAATGCTAAATACATATTCTTCTCTAATCCTGAAGCAAAATCTATAGAGTCGTAAGTAACTTTTTTCGATCTAACAGGCCCTTTTTTATTGCTGCTTTTTTTAAATGTTCTTCTCATATTTAAATTGTTTAATACCTTTGTTCCAAGGAATACACCCTTTAGATCTACCTCCAACCCCAGGTCTTTTTACTCCTTTGTGTTTGCTGGGTCTACCTTTATTAGCTTTAGACACTCTATCTTTTTGTTCTTGCGTCCAAACTCTTTCAGTGTTGCGGATTTTTAAATTGTCTATCCATACATTATATGCTTTTCCTGTTAACGTTATTCCTCCTCTACCTCCTTTAGCTAAGTTATAACAAGTTTCGCTATTTATAAGCTTCTCGTCTAAAATTAACTCTTCTATATCATAGCAATCTTTTTCTGTGCCATTAAATACAATGGTCTTTATAAAATTATTTTTTCCGTGTTTTTGTATAGCTTTTTTTATAAGCAAACCACTTCCATAATAATAGTTTTGACCTCTTGAGTGAACTCCATAGTAAAATTTACCATTAATATTGTTTACTATTTTATATACGTAACTCATAATTATAAATGCCTGTGAACAGCTTGCCTACTTATCTTTAAAATGTCAGCAACATACTGTACAGTTTCTTGAGGCATTAACTCTCTGATTAATCTAATTTTAACTTTTGTTTTTAACTTCTTGTCATTCCCTATAGACATAACTTCCTTAGTTCTTTCTAAGTTTTGTTTCATCTGATAAAAATAACTTGATGCTGATTTTACTTTACGATCAGTTAATTCTGTAGACCATTTATATAGATTAGCTTGTAGCCAACTATAGGGTTTTTTCCAGTCTTTAAAACCGTTGATGTAATGTAAGTCCCATTTGTTTCCGTGTATTTTATGATACCACCAATATTCATAACCGTCAAAAGTTATTTTATGGTTTTTAGGAAGACATAGAGATTCAAGGTCTTGATCTGACCAACTCGTTATATTCATATCTATTTCCATTTTGTTTCTTATTATTATAATTACACGTTTACAGGTAAACTTAGCTAATTTGTAAACATTTATTTTTAATTGTACTGATTATCAGAGAGTTGCAGGTGAAAATAATTTTACTTAAAGCAAGTATGATACTCTTTTTGAAACCACTGGTCCACGTTTTCCACCTTTCTTATAATTTTTACTCATTTTCAATTTCTTTATCATGACAACCACATGGACGTGGCTTGTAATGGTTCCCATCATTCCCGTTCTGACCAATAATATTCATACGGTTCATACGATCAAGTTCTTCGTCAATTATATCTCGTTGGGCATTAAAAGTTGCGTCCATATATTGTTCTGTATATTCTTCTTTAGCTGCTTGAAGATATAGAATAGCATCCATTAATTCTTCTTGAACATCATTAAGATAACCAAACAAGTCTTTGTAACCACCAGATCTTTCGCTATCTAAAGTTCTACCATACTTCTCAAAACCAACGTCAGATCTTTCAACAAACTTATTTACAACACGTTTAACTACAGGGTCTCTAAATTCTATTTCTTGTTTCATTATTATAATGTATTTGTAGCTCTATTATGGAAATTATTAGTCAACCTCGTATTGTACTTAAGATTTAGTATACCGTCTTCAGGTATAACTTCCTCTTTAACAAATGTCCCATTAACCATTTTGCCTTGTCTAGATTTAATTACATCGTAAGCAGATGTAACACAGTCTTCTATTCTTAAATCCTCTAATGCAGCTAAGTTAGTTAACACTACGACCATATCGCCAATAGCGTCTATAATTTCTGGTCTATCATTCTTTAATAATGCCTCAGCTAGTTCACCAGCTTCTTCCATTAGTTTCAAGTACTGAGTCTTTGAGTCGCCTTTAGCATATATACCCTTATCTTTAGCCCATGATCTTATTAAGTCATAAACGTTCTCTTCGTTTTCTGCGTAAAAAGATTTATCAGGTCTTCTAGCAACCTCTTCTACAAGACCTAAAATTTCTTCTCTACCTCGTTCTGGGTTAAAGAAAGCTTCATAAAATGCTTTATTATAAATGTAAGACCTATTTGTGTTAAACATTGATATTTTGGAGTTAGCCATTATCCAAGGTATCATACTAGCGCTTAATGTAAATTCACCGTGTGATGTGTCCCAACTTAAGTCTAAGTTATCTAGTAACTGACCTTTCAGTTTATTTAATGGACATGGGAATGTTGTTGTTTGTTCTGTAACGTTAACTTTCATTTTCTTGTTTTTATTGATTAAATTCTTATATGATTGTCGGTCTACTTTATAGCCATAAGACTTTTGAAGCTCTATTTCCATGTTTGATATCTCGTTAATATCGTCGCTAGTAAGTAGAACTTCGTATTCGCCTGGAGCATAACCTTGTTGCTCCGTAACCCTACTAGTAAGATCACGTGTTACCCCAATCTTTTTACCGGGTATATGATAAATTTTGTACATTTTCTATAGTTTATTATTGTATAAATGTAAATTATGTGCATGGTGATAATATGTACCTACATCGATACAGACCCTCTCTGCAACTAACTGCTGCAACATTGAGAATTGATACTGATCATTACAGAAACCGTACCAGAGATCGTTAGATCGCATATAGACAGACATATTTAGTCTATTATTTAATATCGTAAACTGAACTGCATAAGTACAAGGCGTATCTG